GACACGCGCAGCGGAGTGGACGAGCCACCGCCGGCCATGTAGCTGTAGGCGCCCAGGGACGCGGCACCGAACACCAGATCGGCGCCGGCCGAGAAGGTGCCGCCCTCGTCCACGATCTCGCCCAGGTTGGCCGTGTCGTCGATCGTGGGCCACGGGAGCGCCTGGCCGCTGTCGGTGGTGATGGTCTCGGCCTCGTTGGCGATGCCGCCGAACGCCTTCATGCGCTCGATGATCTGGTTGCGGAACCCTTCCGGGACCAGGAACCCGCCGCCGGTGCCGGTGCCCTCGGACTGCGCCCGCAGTTCCATCAGGTCGGCGTTCTCCCGGCCAGTGCGCACGTAGTGGTCGAACGCGCGCTCCAACGTCTTGTCGACCTTGCTGGACGTGCTGGGCGGCAGGAACCGCGCGGTCGTCTCGGTGCGGTACGCCGCGTGCCGCTTGCGGAGTTCGCTGGTCTTGCTCACGGTGGCCAACTGGGCCTCCAGCGCCTCGTAGCGCATGACCTGGTCCTCGGACAGGTTGCCGCCATCGGTCAGGTCGGCCTGGTCGAGAATCTGCTGAAGCGCGGAGAGAATGTCCTCCGCGGTCATCGGGGTCTTCCCCTCGGCCGGGGCCGGAGCGGGAGCCGTCATTTCGCACCCCTTCCAAGGGTTACGCGGGCACGTGCCCTGATCAGTTGCGACCGGCCGCGGGTGGACCGGACGAGTTGGTCTGCCGAACGCATCGACAGGGAGCCGTTGGTGCCGCTGTAGGCCGGGAACGTGACCGGTGAGACGTCGCGCAGCCGGGCGACGGCGGTGTGCATCCGGACGCGGACGCCGTTCACGGACTCCAGTTGCGACTGCCCTGGGACGAACCCGACCGATGCGCCTCCGAGGTCGCCTCGCCGCGCCAGGACGCGGACGTCGTGGCCCCACTGGGTATCCGGCAGGTCCACGTCGAACACGAGCCCCTCGGCGGACGAGCGGAGCGTGAGCGTGCCCGCCGACTGCCGGCCGAGGATGTAGTCGGGGTTGTGATTGAACAGGCTCACGCTGTCCTGGTTCGGGTCGGCCAGCACGGCGTCGTAGGCGGATCGGGCGAACATCTCCGGACCTTCGGACGTGTCGGCCACCTGGTCGAACACGGACGCCACGCCGTGGAGCGTGTTGCCGTTGACCTCGGCCCGGCACAGCACGTTGAACCGCTGGAGCGTGTTCATGCGGCGATCTCCTCTGGCACGGTGCCGATGGGACCGCCCAGTGCCCCGGTCGGGGTCGGCGCTGAAGCACCGGGCGGAATCCGCAGGGCGTCACCGCCGGCGATCGGCGGGAGGCCGCGTTCGGCGCGCGCCTCGTTTGGCGTGATCCAACCGCCGTTGACCATCGTGTTGAGCATGTTCGTCTCGTCCACCGCGGACGGCTTGACGAACTTGCGGTAGTCGAACTCCGCGCAGCGTCGAGGGTTGGTGATAAGAGGCGTGAGCGCCGCATCGATGCGGGACGTCCAGGGCTGGAGCGTGTAGCGGGCCAGGCCGAGGTTCTGCTCCGCGATGCCGGTGCCCCAGGAACTGGCCTTCTCGGTCTCGGACAGCAGGTGCGGCGGTACGCCGAGCCACCGGCTGATCTCGATGACCTGGAACGTCCGCGACTCGATGAACTGCTGGTCCGCGTTGGACAGCGACCACGGGGAGAACTGGAGCTTGCGGTTGATCACCGGGATGCTGCCGGCGTTCTCCGCACCCAGGATGTGGATCTTGAGATCATCCTGGATCTTCTCGGCGTCTCCGTCCTCGAATTCCTCATCGCCGGCCGGCGTCACCATGCCGGAGATCAGGCCGCCGTTGGTGAACTGGCGGTTGGCCGCGCGCTCGCCGGCCAGCGAGGTTCCCAGGGACATCCGGGCCAGGCCGATCGGCGACAGGCCGTACAGGCCGTTGATCGACGGACCCATGATCTGGGTCATCGTGCTGGCGTCGGCGTCGTACGTCTCGGTGCGGTACTGGCCGTCGTGGACGTGTTGCACGGTGACGTGGAAGACCTTGCCGCCGGGCCGGTCGTCGTCCCAGTCGGGCACGACACAGGCCGGGTGGACGGGCCACAGCGAACTCAGCGCGCCGGCACCGTTGTAGATGTGCTGGAGATACACGTTGCCGTGGTTGAGCAGGTAGACCACCACCTGCTCCGCCCATGCGAACGGGTTGAGCCGGTCGCCGCCGGGCGTGTCCAGGAACGAGCCGACCGGGGTTCGCGTGCCGCCCGGCGACTCCTCGATGGTGCGCAGTGGCAGGGAGGCGATCGAGCCGGCGATCAGCGCCACGCCGCGATACCACGCGGACAGCGCCATGGCCTCACGGACAGTGACCAACTCGGCGGGGTTCTGGCCGAGCAGGTGCGCGATCAGGTTGGGGTCGGAGACGCTGAAGCCGCCGGATCGCTCCGCTACCTGCGCGGACGCCGTTGCGCGCTTCCAGGGCCACACCATGACGCAACGATACATGCACAGATGCGTATATGCCTATGAGTGCATACTGGCAACATGGCCACCTCGGGACCGATGGAACGCACTGTCCGGTCAGCGGCGCGCGCCCGGAAGGTCCAGCCGGCTGACCGCGCCGCGCTCGAACTCGCCGTGACCTACGCCAAGGCGCTGGACGACGGGACCGCGGACCTTGAGGTGATCGGACCGAAGTTGCTGGCCGCCCTCGATGCCCTGGGTCTCACCTCGCGCAGCCGCGCCCTGATGACGAAGGGGGCCAGCGATGGCAGCACCGGACCTGACCCGCTCGACGAGATCCGACAGCGGCGGGCCGCTCGGAAGCACCGAGCCGAGGATCTGGACGCCACCGCTTCGTGAGCTGACGCCGGAGACCAGCTACGGGTTCGACCTCAACGACTTCGCGCTGGACGTCCTGGGCATCGACTTCTACCCCTACCAGAAATGGCTGTCGATCCACGCGGGTGAGCTGCTCGTCGACGGGCGCCCACGCTTCCGCCGGCTGCTGGTGATGATCGCCCGGCAGAACGGGAAGTCCCTCTGGGCCAAGGTGCTCATCCTCTACTGGATGTTCGTGGAGATCCACAAGAAGATCCTGGCCACGTCGACGAACCGGGACTACGCGCGGGTGGCCTGGTACGAGACCCTGGACATGATCAAGGACTGCGAGTTCACCAACCGGCGGCTCGACGTGCGCGCCACCAAGTTCGCCACGGGCAGCGAGACGATCGTGACCACGGACGGCTCCCAATACAAGTTCGCGGCGTCCAACCGGCGGACCGGCCGGTCCCTGACCCTGAACCGCGTGCTGCTGGACGAGCTGCGCGAGCACGTCACCTGGGACTCGTGGAACGCCGTCACGCCGACGATGAAGACCGTGCCCGACGCGCAGCTCGTCGCGCTGTCCAACGCCGGAGGCCTTGAGGCGATCGTGCTCAACGACTTCCGCGCGGAAGCCATGGCCGGCGACAACGAGCGACTCGGCCTGTTCGAGTGGTCGGCGCCCGACGATGCCGAGCCTGACGACGTCGCCGGCCTGCTGTATGCGAACCCGCTGGCCGGCTACCTCGTCGACGTCGACGAGCTGCTGTCCGACGCGCGCGCCGCCATCGCGGCCGGGGGCGAGAAGCTCGTCGGATTCAAGATCGAGCAGATGTGCCGGGCCGTGCCGGTGCTCAACCCCGCGGTCGTCGGCTGGAAGGACTGCGGCACCGACGAGCCGGCCGACCTCGCCCCGCACCGCGCCCGGACCGCGCTGTGCGTCGACATCGCGCTCGACGGTTCCCACGCCACGCTCGTCGCGGCCGTCGAGCTGGACAAGGTCGTGCACCTGGAGGTCGTCGCCGCGTGGTCGGGCTACGGATGCGGGCGCGTCGTCGCCGTCGAGCTACCAGCGCTCGTGAGGCGCGTGAGGCCCGCCGTGGTCGGTTGGTACCCGCAAGGCCCCGCCGCAGCCGTAGCGGCCGAACTGGCCGCCAGGAAGGACCGACGCAGCGACTGGCCACCGCGCGGAGTGAAGCTCGACGAGCTGACCACCGAGACCGGCGGGGTGTGCATGTCCTTCGCCGGCATGGTCGGCGCCCACCAAGTGAGCCACCCGCACGATCCGCTGATGGACGCGCAGGCCGCCACGGTGCAGCGCAAGCGGCAGGGCGATCAGTGGGTGTTCGCCCGCCCGGCCAGCGGTGGACCCATCGACGCCATGTACGCGGCAGCCGGAGCAACCTGGCTGGTGCGTCGGCTTCCACCCCCACGTCCGCCGCTGTCCGTCGCGTAGTCCGACCTGCCCGGATCGGAGTCGACCGGTTCGAGATCCGCCGAGATCAGCCCGCATCGCTCCGTGACTTCGTGTGCACAAAAAACAG